GTTCTGTACAAGAAACTTCTGGAGCACCTAAATCAGGTGTACGTGTTAGAGTTTATAGAGAAACAACTGTTGGTAAAGCAAACGGTGACGAAGATCCTAAAGCTGTATTTGCTGCTGGTTCTTCTATTCGTGCAATAGATTTAAACGCTAACCAAGAACAAGCTTTATTTGCAATACACGAGTTACAAACTCGTCCGATAGAAACAGAAGATATACAAAATGATGCTATTACCGGAGATAAAATAGCAGATGACCAAATAAACTCTGAACATTATGTTGCTGGTTCTATAGATTTAGAACACATGTCAGCTAATTCTGTTGACAGTGACCAGTATGTAGATGGTTCTATTGACCATGTACATTTGGCAAATGATGTTATAGATGGAGATAATATACAAGACGATGTTATAAACTCTGAGCATTACGTTGCTCTTTCTATAGATACTGAACATATTGCAAACGAAAATGTAACTACAGCTAAACTAGCTCCTGATGCAGTTACAAGTGCAAAACTAGCAGATAATGCTGTAAATTCAGAACACTTTGTAGACGGGTCTATAGATCGTGTGCATTTAGCAGCAGATATAGTAGACGGCACAAAGATAGCTGATGACTCTATAGATTCTGAACACTATGTAGATTTAAGTATAGATACACAGCATATCGGTAATCTACAAATTACTACAGGTAAAATAGCAGATGGTGCAATTACTGACCAAAAAATTGCTGGTGGTTCACTAGATAATAGATATTATACAGAAACTGAATTAGATGCTGGTCAGTTAGATAACAGATATTTTACTGAAACAGAGCTAACTAACGGTGCTTTGGATGGTAGATACTTTACAGAAACAGAAGCTGACGCTAGATATTTTAATATAAGCACTGGAGATACAGTTAAAGATGGTGATACTTTCCCGGACAATGATACTACGATTGCTACAACCGCAGCTATCAACGACAGAATTATTGACTTAGTTGATGATGTTGGTGGATTTGTACCTATAGCAAACGAAACAAGTTTTCCTACAGCTAACCCAGATGTAAATGGTGGAGCTGGAACTATAGTTTCAGTTAAGGCAGCTTCAACAAACTTAGCTCCAAGTGGAACTACAGTTACTATTGCAAATGGTAGAGGAACTGGCAACGCAGTTATTATTACTGGTGTATCTGCAACAATACCTTCTGGGTTTGGATTTTTAGTAGAAACAACAACTACAGACCATACATACGCATTTCATAGATTAGTACCAAAAGCAACAGAGGTTACAACTGTAGCTGGTAAAGCTGTAGAGATAGGCAGACTTGGAACTGCTGATGCTGTAGCAGACATGGCATTACTTGGTACAGCAGATGTTGTATCAGACTTAAACACTTTAGGTACTGCTGACGTTGTAGCTGACATGAATATGCTTGCTACATCTGATGTTATATCTGATATGAACACGCTTGCAGTAACCGATGTTGTTAATGACATGGATACTGTTGCTACTAATGTAACTAACGTAAACAACGTTGGTAACAGCATTGCAAACGTAAACACAACTGCTGGTTCTATAGCTAATGTAAACACAGTTGCTGGGTCTATAGGAAACGTTAACACTACAGCAGGGTCTATATCTAATGTAAATAGTGTAGCTGGTTCTATAGCCAACGTAAACACAACTGCAAGTAATATTTCAAACGTAAATAACTTTGCTAATAGATATCGTATAGCAAGTTCTGACCCTAGTACTAATAATGATGAAGGAGATCTTTACTTTAACACATCATCTGATGAGTTAAGAGTATATAATGGTAGTACTTGGCAAGGTGGTGTTACAGCTACTGGTAACTTGGCTGGTCTAGGTACTAACACGTTTACTGGAAACCAGTCTCATGGTGATAATGTAAAAAATATATTTGGTACTCATAATGATTTAGAGATATTTCACGATAGTAATGACTCTGTAATTAATGAGAAAGGTTCTGGTAGTTTAAAAATCCAAAATTCTGGTAGCACTATACTAGACGTTCATAGTGGTGGAGCAGGGGTAACAGGTAACATAACTGTATCTGGTAACGTAGATGGTCGTGACGTAGCTGCTGATGGTACTAAGTTAGATGGTATTGCAACTGGTGCAACTGCGTTTGCAAACGTAGTAGAGGATACATCACCACAACTCGGTGGTGACTTAGATGTACAGTCTAATAAAATTACTACAGCAACCAGTAACGGTAACGTAAAGATAGAACCTAACGGCACAGGTGTTGTAGAGATACGTGGAGCTGGTGGTAACGATGGTACACTACAGCTAAACTGTTCTGCACAAAGTCATGGTATAAAACTAAAATCACCAGCTCACAGTGCTGGACAAAGTTATACACTTACATTTCCTACTAGCCTTACAAACAACGGTGTTTTAACAACAAACTCTAGTGGTACATTAAATGCTGCTTTACTTAGTAACGCAAACATAGATGCAAGTGCAGCGATAGCTGGATCAAAGATTTCTCCTGATTTTGGGTCGCAAACTGTAGCTTCTGGACAAGTTAATATAACAGGTACACAACCAAGAGTACGTCTTATTGATAGTGATAATAATCCAAATTATTCATTACGAAATAACAATGGTACTTTTGAGATTTTTGACGAAAATGCTCCAAATTCTAGATTTACTGTTGATTCCTCAAAACTTGTATCGAAATTAAATCACGATTTTGACCAAGGTATAGACGTTACAGGAAATATCACAGTAACAGGAACAGTTGACGGTGTAGATTTACAGACACTAAATACTGCTGTATCTGCAAACACAGCTAAAGTAACTAACGCTACTCACACAGGTGACGTTACAGGTGCTACATCTTTAACAATCGCTAATGATGCAGTTACACAAGCTAAAATAGCAGATGATGCGGTTGGTGCAGACCAACTGGCTAACACGTCTGTAACTGCTGGTAGCTATGGTTCAGCCACAGCCATCCCAGCGATTACTGTAGACGCTCAGGGACGTATTACAGCAGCATCCACAAACTCTGTTAACACAACTACAAACCTAAGCACTTCTACGGCAACAGGTTCTGTTACTGTAAACAGTAGCACAGGAAACAATGCAACCATAAGCGAAGCTACAAGCTCTGCTGCTGGTGTAATGTCTACAGCACATCACGATAAGTTAGATGGAATTGCTGCTAATGCAATAGATGGTTCTGCTTTAAATGCCAGTAACCTATCTTCTGGAACAATACCTGATGCAAGATTTCCTGCAACATTACCAGCTATTAGTGGTGCAAACCTAACAGGTGTAGCTTCTACAACTGCTGGTGGTGCAATATATGAAAACAGTCAAACAATAAGTGCCTCGCACACAATTCCAACAGGGTCGAATGGAATGAGTGCTGGTCCCGTAACAGTAAATAACGGTATTACTTTAACTATCAGCAATGGTAGTACTTACACAATAGTTTAATTATGGCAATAGCAATAAATGGCAATGGTACTATTACAGGTTTATCAAATGGTGGTTTACCTGATGGTTGTATTTTAGATGCAGATATAAATGGCATGGCAGCTTCTAAATTAACAGGAGCTTTGCCAGCCATATCAGGTGCAAATCTAACAGGTACTGGAATAACAGAGGTAGATGAATGGAGATTTAACAGCGAATTTACTAGATCAACTACAGATTATATTACTTCAAACTGGGAAAGAGCTGATACGGTATTTTCCAAAATAGGAACTGGAATGACTGAAAGTTCTGGTGTATTTACATTTCCATCGACTGGGATATGGCTGATTGATATGCAGATAGGTACATTTAGTCAAAATGGTTTATCTTCTTGGATTGAATTAACATGTGCTTACAGTACAAATGGTGGTAGTAGTTACACAACTGATAAAATTTTTTCTTATGACCACGTTGAATATCAAATGGGTTATTACGCATACAACACTCAGATGACTCAAGGAATAGTTGATGTTACAGATACGTCAAATTTTAAAGTTAAGTTTAGAGCTGGTGCTGGTAATAACTCATTAAGGTTTATGGGTGGAGAACATAAAGGAAACAACTTTCGTTTTATTAGACTAGGAGACACATAATGAGATTTCCAGATGGAAAGCCAGATCACATAGAAGATTATCTTTGTACTGTTAGAGAAGGACAATGGTTTGGTTGGTCTGACTCAAAAAATAAAATATATGCAAATTTAATAGTGCATGATGGTGGAACTAAGCCAACAGAAAAAGAATGTACCGATGGATTGGCAGCCTTAATAGCTGAATGGGAATTAGAAACCAACGGTTACAGAGGAAAAAGACGAGCAGCTTACCCTAGTTACCAAGAGCAGTTAGATATGCAATACTGGGACAAAAAGAATGGTACAACAACTTGGGTCGATGCCATTACTAAAATAAAAACAGACAATCCTAAACCATGAGTTCAATAAAATTAAAACATAGTGGTGGAAACAGCGTATCGCTAAACCCACCTACATCCGCACCTACATCTACTGAAGTAGCTTTTAAATTACCTAATGCAGACGGTTCGTCTGGTCAGTTTCTAAAAACTGATGGTTCTACAAACTTAAGTTTTGCAACTGTAGCAACTACTGAAGCTGTTATAACTGGTAAACATGGAACTAATGGACATATATTACAAACTGTAGCTTCTGGCTTAACTTACAACGGCACAACAGGCGACCAAGCACTAGGTAATGTTAGTAATGCTACTGCTTCAAGTATCACGTCTCTTGTATGCTATGTACAATGTGTTCACTCTTCTCCTAGTGCTAGTCATGGTTATTTAACTGGTTGGATTTATCAAACTGGAAAAACCCATAATAGTGATGGAGGATACTTTGATGTAAAAACATACAATCAATATGTTTTACATTTTCCAACAACGGTTATTATTCCTTGGGATACTAGCGGAACTCAATCGTTACGATTATATATAGATTCTTCTACAGAAACAGGAAGTAATAACTATTTTAATATAGGTGTTTCTGGTAAATTGGAGAATGTATAATGACTAAAGCAGATTTTATTTGGAAAGCAGCTTACGACTTAATAGGAAATGTATCAGGTGCGTTATTTATTTCTGGTGATCTTACTTATGAAAATATAGTTTGGAATAAAGAAATATACACTGGTAAAATTCCAACAAAAGAAGAAGTCGAAACAAAAGCACAAGCTTTATTAGATGGAGAAGCTATGAGAAGGCTGAGAGAACATAGAGATAATTTATTAAAAGAAACTGATTGGGTTGTTACTAAAGCGAATGAAACAGGAGTTGCAGAATCGGAAGCTTGGAAAACATACCGTCAAAAATTAAGAGACTTACCAGCTTCATCAAATCCTGAATTAGATGGTGGGTTTATTAAAAATGTAACTTTTCCTAATAGACCATGAGTACATTAAAAGTAGACGGGATACGTTCCAATTCCGCAACAAGTGATGCCATAAGTTTGGCAGACAATGGAACATGCACGGCTAGCATTACTAATAATTTAAGTAATAGAAATAAAGTAATTAACGGAGCAATGTTAATTAGCCAAAGAGGAATAACATTTTCTCCTGATAATACTGAACAACCTTATACATTAGATAGATTTCAACACGTTGCTACGAGTGGTGCTGATGGAGATTGTACTATTACTCATCAAACAGACGTACCAACTGGTTTTAGATATTCGTACAAAATTACACCAGACGCAACTAACACACCGACTGGTGGTGGTAATGTTACAATAAGGCATAGAATTGAGGGACAGGATTTACAAGATTTAGAATATGGCACATCAAGTGCTAAAAAAATGGTAGTTTCTTTTTATGCAAAAACAGCTTCAGCAAATAGTGGAGATCAATATACTATTTGTTTGTTTTATTCAAGAAGTGATGGAACTCAAAAAACTATAAATGCTTCTTTCACTCCTACTTCAACATGGCAAAGATTTACCTTTTCATTTGTTGGTGATACAGATTCGTCTTATGGAATTAGAAATGATATAAATTCTGGTTTAACACTTACATGGGTACTAGCTGCTGGACCAGATGATGTAAAAGCAGCTATGACTACTTGGACAGTTGATGGAGGATATTTTAGAGGAGTTACAGGTCAAGATAATTTTATGGATAATACCAATAATGAATTTTATCTTACAGGAGTTCAATTAGAAGTAGATCATACTGGGTCAGGCATAGCAACAGATTTTGAGCATAGATCATACAGCGATGAGTTATTTCGGTGTCAAAGATATTTCTATATGCACGTATATGGTACTAATGTTAATAATTTACCAGCAGATAGTAGTCCTCTATCAACTGCTACAAGATACACAAACACAGGTTGGTTTGGAATTGTACAGTTTCCTGTTCAAATGAGAACAACACCATCACATTATAAAGCACTTGGAACAGACGCTTTGCGCTTGTATAACCCAGACGGTTCACAAGATTTTAATGATATTGCTACTCAAGATCAAGGCATAAATGCTTGTATTATAAATTATTATGATTCTTTAAATAGTGGTCAACCAGCAGGTTGGGTACAATTAAATGGTAATAGTTTTTATTTTGGTTTTAATGCGGAGATGTAAATATGTATAAATTTTTTAAAAATCTACAAGGAGAAGTAATAGGAGTAAGAAGAACTGTATGGGAAAAAACAGATTCAGAGACAGGTAAAAAAACTTGGCTAAAAATTGATATACCTTTCGTTGAAGAAAATTCTGATTACCAACAGTATCTTGAGTGGGTAGCAGAGGGAAATACAGCCGAAGCTGCTGATTAATGGATATACCCACCATAATAATTCCACAAATACAAACAATAGAAACAATATCTATACCTTTGCCTACAGCAGACGTACCATCATACATTCCTATGGTAGTACCACCTAGCGATTTAGAAGCTCCCGAGGGAGTACAGGCAGAGGCAAAAGATGAACCGGAAGCAACGGGTATAAGAAAAGTAGACATACCGTTTACAGATATAAAAATGCCTGTCCCGGAAAACGAAATATTAGTAACGGCTGGGACAACTGCGGTTGTTTCTGTAGCAGCCACCCTTACAGCTACAGCAGCTTTTAAATGGGTTGTTACTGCATTAAAACCAATACTAAAAACCACATGGAAGAAACTAAGCAACCTAAGAAAGGGTTGATAGGTAAATTAAAAGACATAGGTGAAGAAAAAGAACATCAACTAGAGGTCTTAGGAACTTTAGTTAGATTAGGCGTAGTTGTCTGGTCTGGGTTTATTATTACAATGAACTATGTTGATATACCTATGGTTAAAAAATCTGGTAACTCAGATATCACTTTCGTAGCCAGCGTTTTTACGGGCGCGTTGGCAACTTTTGGATTGACTACTGGCAAGAATGGCGGTAGCAAGACACCTACAAATTGCCCAATGGTAAAAAAACCAGAACAAAAATGAAGAAACTACTTCTAGTTCTGGCTTTGCTATCACCCAGCATAGCA